GTAACTCGTTGAAAATATTTTAATCCTTATTACGATTCTAAATAATCGTACAATCACAAATTTTTATAATGGCAAACAAAGATTTATTCAAGCAAGCTATTGCTGAAGCTAAATCTGTAAGAGAAGCCGCTATTGCTAACGCTAAAGACGCTTTAGAAGAGACTTTAACTCCTCATCTAAAAGACATGTTAGCTGCTAAACTTCAAGAGATGGAAGATAAATCCACAGATGAAGAAGTAGTAAACGAAGTCGATGAAGATGAAGTTGAAGAAGCAAAAGGACACGACGATAAAGACGTGGACGAAGCTATGAAGGACGACAAAGACGAAGCAGTAGAGGAAGACTTTACAGGTATTGGAGAAGCAGAAGACGAAGCTGAAGAAGACGAAGTAGAGGATGACTCTGAAGAATCAGATGACGAAGCTGAAGCTGACATCGAAGACGCTGAAGGCTCTGAAGGAGCAGAAGGTGACGACGAAATAGGGGACTTAACTGTTGATCAGTTTAAAGATCTTATCAGAGATGTAATTGCTACCGAAATGGGAGCAGGAGCAGACGATGAATTACCGGCAGACGATATGGACGGCGGTGATATCGAAGGTATGGGAGACGAAGCAGAACTTGAAGTTCCTGTTGACGAACCTGCTGACGAGGAAGAAATTGACTTAGATGAACTTCTAAGAGAATTAGAAACTGTTAGTGAAGCTGATGATCACGATGACGTGGACGAAGCTCATAAAGACGAGAAAGACGAAAGTATTGAAGAAGATACTTCAGTTCAAGTCCCAGCAGATGCTGAATCAAAAGAAGACAAACATAAAAATGTCAACAGAACAGTTAAAGAAGTAACTAATAAAGAACTAGAGCAAGCTCTTGAAACTATCGAGCAGCTTAAAGTAGATCTTCATGAAACTAATCTTCTTAACTCTAAACTTTTATACGTTAACAAAATATTTAAAGCTAATAATTTAAATGAGTCTCAAAAAGTTAACGTTATTGCTGCTTTCGATAAAGCTGAAACAGTAAAAGAAGTAAAATTAGTATTTGAAACCGTAAGTGAAAATATGGTAACAAAGAAAGAGACCACTATTAAAGAGCATAAAGGTATGGCATCTAAAGCTACAGGAACTACAGCTAGAAAACCTGAAGTAATTAGTGAAGTATCTGATGCTGTTCGTAGAATGCAAAAATTAGCAGGAATAATTAAATAATTTAAACTTAAATTTTATCATGGAAATTAAAAATTTACTTGAGAGCTCAAACACTTACAAAAGCCTACAGGCTGACTCTGCTAGATTAGCAGAAAAGTGGAGTGCTTCTGGTTTGTTAGAAGGTATCGAGGATAAGAGAGTAGCTAGTAACATGGCTATGATCCTTGAAAACCAAGCTAAACAAATCGTAGCTGAAGCCAACAACGTTGGTACTTCAACTGGAACCTTCACAGCTGGCGATGGCGAGCAGTGGGCAGGTGTTGCTCTACCATTAGTACGTAAAGTATTCGCTCAAATCGTAGCGCAAGACTTTGTATCAGTACAACCAATGAATTTGCCTTCAGGGCTAGTATTCTACCTAGACTTCAAATATGGAGACGGAGTAGGAGGACGTGCTGACGGTGGAAACATGTACGGTAATGTAACTGAAGCTGGAACTAAAATGGGAGTTGATGTAGACGTATCTGGTGGTCTTTATGGCGCTGGACAATTCGGATATACTATCAATTCTTCGTCTAAAGCTTTTGCTGGAACATCTGCAGGTGCAGCTACTTCAGCTTCTATCGGCTACAATGCTGATCTAGCTACTGGACAGTTCAAAACTTTAACAACTACTTTCGCAGGATCTGATAACGCTGATTATCTAGCTGCAAGAGCATTTAGAATCATCTCTGGTGGTTCTGATGTAACATCTCACCCTGAATTGACTACTGTAAGCGGAAACGCTGTAACATTCGTTGTTACTGCTTCTAACCTTACTGTATCTTCAGTAGATGCGACTGTATTATACCAAACTCAACCAGTAGATAACGACAGAGGAGACTTTGAAGCTAACTCTGATAGAGCTGTAGATACATCAATCAGAATTCCTGAAATTGACGTAAATCTTGCTTCTGAAGCAATTGTTGCTAAAACACGTAAGTTAAAGGCACAATGGACTCCAGAATTTGCTCAAGATCTTAACGCATATCACTCTATCGATGCAGAAGCTGAATTGACTTCACTACTTAGTGAATACATTTCAATGGAAATCGATCTAGAGATTCTTGATATGTTGATCTTGGATGCAAGAACTACTGAAAGATGGTCTGCTGAAAACAACAAAGTATGGAACGGAAGTGCTTGGTCAACT